AGACTAATAGTGTAACAGGTAAGGATGTAAATGATATGGTGTTGAGAGGTAGAACACCAATCGAAGTAAAAAGAGTAATCGATACTAACACTTACTCCGGACCTGAAGCACTTATTAGATTCTCTCAATGGAAGAAGGTTTAAATGTCAAACTACGACGACTACGAAGATGAGGATGAATACTATGAAGATGACGAGATTGAATCAGATGATCCGGAAGAAACTCCACCATTCCCAAGTTACTCAGATGGAGGGTCCGAAGAAGATGATGAAGAAGTTATCGACTTGGACGAAATTGAAGTCGAATTCGACAACTTAACAGAAGAGCAACGCGCTTGGATTTTAAGCACAGAAGCCGTTGCTGAATTTGGTATAAAATTTGCAGAGTACATCAAAGCGATAGATCCCGAAATGTGGAAACGCGCAAAAGATTATGCTCTAGATTACGTTCAAATTGATGGTGTGGAATTTAATTTTGGTGATGATAATGAACAAAAAGATAAACCTACTTGATCACGGATTTGTTAACTTAGTTGATTACATGGGAAGCGATCTCACGGTAGTAAATGCCGCGAGAGTTTCCTTTAATAAGGAAAGCGATTGGGATACTGATCCCAATTGGACTGGTTATCGTGAACACAAATTGTCTGAAAAGGATCAGAAACTGATCTCTTATCTTGCAAAGCACAAGCACTGGACTCCCTTTGCACATCCTCAGATAACTTTGAGAATCAAAGCCCCAATTTTCATCCGAACTCAACTTTTTAAGCACAAGGTTGGATTCGTAGAGAATGAAGTATCCCGTAGATATGTTTCAGATACGCCAGAAATCTATTGTCCGCAGTGGCGTTCAAAGCCAACAAATGGCGCAAAGCAGGGTAGCGAAGATTTCGTTAACCCCGAATTAGTGAATTCATATAATACTGATTGGGAAAGGATCGCTAAACCCGCACTAGAGGTGTATCATAAACTCATCGCAGAGGGGGTAGCCCCCGAGCAGGCGCGTTCCGTGCTACCACAGGGGACTTACACCGAATGGTGGTGGACAGGATCACTTTCTGCATACGCGAGAGTATATGCACAAAGAATTGATCCCCATGCACAATGGGAGGTTCGCCAGTATGCACAAGCCATTTATGATATAATCCAACCGCTATTTCCGCACTCTTGGAAGGCTTTGACTGGCAAATAAATAGAGATATGCTACCATCATTTTCTTCATTTAACACACCGGAACCGCGATTGAATTATGCCAATTTATCAAATTGGTACATTTCAGGAAAGGCTGCACCACGGAATAATAGATTTTTACTTACCCGTGATCTGGGAGAAATGAAGCAAGGATCAGTATTTAATATAATTCTTTCTGAAACATTTCAGTTTCTTACAGAAGAGGGCAACAAACCATATATTGTGAAATTAAACGGTATAGGTGAATATTGCTTTGTAGAAGAAGGAACAAACAGATTATTTAAAATCATTGGTGGTAATGACAAATATCCAGATGGTAAAGAATATAACATCATTGATAAGTTGTTTGTTGTTGCAAGTGAAGGTGTTATTGATGATTCTGTTGCTGAAGTAATTAAAGAAGAACCAAAACAACTAGAAGCACCAACTCCTATTATGCTTCCCGGTTTAAAGGGAGACAATGGTGAAAAGGGTGACCGTGGAGAACGTGGATTTATTGGTGATCGCGGAGAGAAAGGTGAAAAGGGAGACAAGGGCGAACCAGGCGATATTGGTCCACAAGGTATTCAAGGTCCAAAGGGTGACACCGGAGAAAGGGGCACAGATGGATTACAAGGCGAAATTGGTCCTAAAGGTGACCGTGGAGATACTGGAGATAAGGGAGAAGTTGGCCCAATTGGACCGCGAGGAGAAAAGGGCGAAAAAGGAGATACCGGTCCCCAAGGGCCTATTGGGTTATCTGGTCCACCCGGTCCACGTGGTCCTCGCGGTGCTAAAGGAGACAGAGGTCCGAGCGGCGATAAGGGAGAAGCGGGCGAAACTGGTCCAAAGGGAGAACGCGGCGCTCAAGGTATACAGGGAACTCAGGGAGCAAAAGGCGATGTAGGTCCGCAGGGACCTGCTGGTGTAGCGGGAGAAGCAGGATCAATTGGTCCTAAAGGAGATACTGGAGAACCCGGTGTAGTTGCTGCTACGTTTCCTTTGAAACTCGAAAAGAAAACTCTTTCGATAGAATCTAAGTATTTAAATGATCTTGTTGCACATGTAGGAAAACATAGCGCACAAGGCGGTGGTGGTGGAAACCTTATTGTTAAACATGAAGGAAGTAGACTTACTTCTGCTGCAAAAAGTATAAACTTCACAGGAACTGGTATTTCATCTGTATCATCGGATGGAAAGAATATCAACATTGATATTTCTGGTGGTGGAACTACGGTAGCAAATAGATTCACTTATGCACCAGTTCCACCCGAAGGTGCAATCAATGGTGATAGATGGTTTAATAGTTTAACTGGTAGATACTTTGTTTACATTGACGATGGTGATTCATCTCAATGGGTAGAAATTTCTGTAGTGCCTTCTATTAATTTGTCGCCTGTTTATCACACACAAGCAGTAACCACATCATCGTATCAAGCGTCATCCTTAGATTATTATATTGGTGTAAACTACGCCGGAATAGTTACAATTATTCTTCCAACAACACCAGTTACTGGAGAAACTATTACAGTAAAAGATGAATCTGGACAAGCAGGATATGCTAATCGCTACATTGAAATTGTTCCTGGCAATACAAACGATTTCATAGATAATGAAGAGTCCGCAATTTTAAATATCAGTAATGGTGCATTACAGTTTATTTACAGAGATGGATGGAGAATCATATGAGTTACCTATTTAACGATCAAATACGATTTAACGGCGAAGCAATTGATGCTTTTGCTCGTCTTAAAGTAAGCACACCATTTACTCTGTTTGATTCACAGCACCGTTATCAAGAAAATGATAAATGGGATACTTTAACCACTAGTGGTGGTTCTACAGAATTCAAACCAAATGAAAGTGCGATTAATTTAAATTTAACAACCGCTTCGGGTGCGAAGGTTTATAGAGAAACAAAAAGAGTATTTGCATATCAACCAGGCAAATCTTTATTGGTATTAAGTACTTTCGTATTTGCAGCAAAGAAAGCAAACCTTCGTCAAAGAGTTGGTTATTTTGGTGCTCAAAATGGAATCTATCTTGAGCAAAATGGAAATGATGTTTATCTTGTATTGAGAACATATGTTGATGGATCTGTTGATGATGAGACATATAAAGTATCCCAAGCGAATTGGAACGGCGATAAGTTCAATGGCACTGGTCCAAGTGGCAGAACTTTAGATCTAACCAAAGCAAACATTTTGATAATGGATATTGAATGGTTGGGTGTAGGTGATGTGCGTGTTGGATTTTTTGCTGATGGAAGACCTGTTATTGCACACACCTTCCACAACGATAATTTAAGAAATACAACATACATGACAACAGCAACTCTTCCAATGCGTATGGAAATAGAAAATTTAGCAGCAACCGCATCTGCATCTACCGCGAAACAAATATGCAATAGCGTGATGTCGGAAGCAGGATTTGAAGGATTCTCTAGACGGTATAATGTCGCAACGACTATAACATCTCCACGAAGATTGGCAACCGCTGGTACTTTCTATCCTGTAGTTTCTTTGCGTTTAAAATCAACTAGATTAGATTCTGTAATTGTTCCCTCAAATATAAGTGCATTGGTACTTGCAAATACCTCTGCACAATACAGAATTTTACTAAATCCCACATTTACTGGGGATGCTGTCTCTTGGAGCGATCACTACAATGGAAATGTTCAATATTCTTTTCACGGTTCTGGAACATCATATACAGGTGGTACTGATATTATTGGCGGATATATTGAAATCAATGGATTGCTTACTATATCCGATATAAATGACTTTAATTTTCAATTAGGAAGAACACAAGCTGGAGTTTCAGATATAATCACCATTGCAATGGCCGGTAAAAGTAATAGTACAGATGTTGCCGTAGATTTTTCTTGGTTTGAAATCATATAAAGGAATAATAAATGGCAGGATTTCCAAATACACCATCAATTGGCAATACCTACACAGTAGGAACTATTACATGGGAATGGAATGGCACTGCTTGGACTGTGAAAAGTGCAGGAACAATTGATATTTCATTAAGTGATTTAAGCGACGTAACCATCACAACACCGACTTCAAATGAAGTATTGAAGTATGATGGTATCGAATGGAAAAATTCCAATTCGCTTGACGGTGGAGCATTCTGACAACTAAATATCGTACCAAAGGAATAAAAACATGACCTGCCCAACCACACCAAGAACAATTAGCAGTAAACTTTGCGACATAAAATCAGTAAAAGACTATGGAGCAACTGGAGACGGTGTAGCCGATGATACTGCCGCCATTCAATTAGCATTAAATGCCAATGTTCCATTGTTTTTTCCACAAGGAACATATAAAATAACAAGCACACTAACGATATCAAATTCAACTATTTATTTGTATGGATCTGGTGATAGTTCGGTTTTAAATTTTTCTACGAATGGTGAATTAAAATTAGTATGCACACGAAGTTCTTTGCCAAATTTAGCATCCAATATACAGGCCGGTGGTAATGTTATTTCATTTTCAACAGCACACGGATTGTCTGAGGGTGATGTTATTGTTGCATACAATCCTACAGATTTTAGTTTTGGACCTCACAGAAATTTTTATAGAGATGGTTGTTTTTTCAAAGTAGCAGATCCAACAAATTCTACTAATATAAAAACATACTCAACTTCACCAGACACCTATGCTTCGGGCTCTATGACTATGACCAAACTGACTGGTGGTAAAGTTCATATTTCAAATTTAAAAATTATTCCACCAAGCGGATCATCAAAAATTGCATTAACCGTTGAGGGGCACGAAGGAGTAGTTATTCGTGATATTTCATTAAATACTGGTGCTACAGGAACTGGTATAGCAATTCAAACATGTTTTGATATTGATGTTAAAAATTTAAAAGCAACAGCAAGAAGAAGCGCATCCTTCCCATCTAGTGATTCTTATCCTATAGTCTTTCTTAATTCGCAAAAAATTACGGTTAGTAATTGTTCATTGTACAGTGATCGTCATTGTATTGCTATGGGTGGTGGTTTGGGACCTCCTGTTAGAAATGTAATCATAGATCATTGCATTTTAGAAAATGATGGAGAATTGGGAGTGGGTGCCGCTGATATGCACGGCAATTCTGATGATGTCTTATATACAAATTGCATAATTCAACATGCGAACATGGCCGGTAGAAATGTTTCATACAAAAATTGTAAGATATATGGAAGACCAACTAGTATATTATTGGGTGCTGGTGATTTAGGATTGTCTGATGATGGTTCCTGTATATGGGGTAGCGAAGTGGTGGGTGGAACTTTTACAATACAAAATTGTGAATTAATAACATATGGTAATTGCAGTTCTGCTGGTTGTGTGTACCTTGATGTTGATAAAATCACTGAAGATTTTAAATTGATTATGCACAATAACACTATGGAAAATAAAGGTTCCTCTCCAAACACCCATCGTTGTGTCATGCTTTATGCTGGTAATAGTTCTGCACCTACAGATAAAATCAATATTGATATACGTGGATTGAATCATAAAGCAGCCAGCGCATTTTCAATATTATCTTTCCTAGGAACCAATGACGTTTCCGCTAATCTTTCTATTATAATTGACGATATAATTGCCCCAAGCGGAACTAGATTGGCTGTCTTTGGTTCAAATGCAAATGCCGCGGCTCCAATGAGACTGCAAAAACAACACTATACTGAACAATTAACTACCTCAACTAGTGACTATAAAGTTGCAAGTTCCACTTGGACATTTAGATATCCTTATCCCGCAACTCGTTTACCAAGAATTATAGCAACAGCGGGTTCGTCTGATGGTACTTCAGTAACTCCAAATCGTGGTGGAAAAGTTAGTAGCGTTTTTGTTAATAGTTATTCAGCAACAACTGCACAAATAACAGTTGCTTCCGGTGATGGTAATAACTTTACATCAGCAGAAACAATTAGAATTTTTGCTGAAGCAAGCATAAACGAACTTTAATTAAAACACTAAATATCGTACCAAAAGAATTGACAAGTTAGTGTCTCGTACTATAATATTACCCATAGGAGATGTAAATATATGAAAAACTTACCAACACTTTACCAAGATTTTATTCACCTTTCTCGCTACTCTCGTTGGCTTGAGGAAGAAGGTCGCAGAGAAACTTGGGAAGAAACTGTGAACCGTTACTTTAACTTCTTTGATGAACATCTCAAAGGAATGAAAGTTAAAATTACAAAAGAAGAGCGCGAGGAATTGCGCCAAGCAGTTTTAAATTTAGAAATTATGCCAAGTATGAGATCATTGATGACGGCAGGTGAAGCGTTACTGCGGGACAACACTGCCGGCTATAATTGTTCTTATGTGGCAGTAAACCGTGTGAGGGCATTTGATGAAATTTTATATATTCTTATGTGCGGTACTGGTGTGGGTTTTAGTGTCGAGAAGCAATTCGTCGAGAAACTCCCAACAATCGCTGAGGAGTTCACTCAGTCAGATACCACTATCATTGTACAGGACAGTAAGGCTGGTTGGGCTAAGGCTTATAAGGAACTTGTCTCCTTGCTCATTGGAGGTCAAATACCACAATGGGACGTATCTAAGGTACGACCTGCTGGTGCGCGGCTTAAGACATTTGGAGGGAGAGCTTCAGGTCCAAAGCCTCTCGAAGATCTATTCCAATTCACCTGTGATACTTTTAAGAGAGCGGCAGGGCGCAAACTTACCTCAATTGAATGCCATGATATCGTCTGCAAGATTGCGGAGATTGTCGTGGTCGGAGGAGTCCGTCGATCTGCTCTTATTAGCCTATCAAATCTCTCGGACGACCGCATGAGAAACGCCAAGACAGGTGCATGGTGGGAAGCAAACCCACAACGCGCCTTGGCAAACAACTCTGCCGTTTATACAGAGCGTCCAGAGATTGGTGTATTCATGGAAGAATGGCTATCTCTCTACAACAGTAAGAGTGGTGAGCGTGGTATCTTTAACCGTGATGCAACAAAGAAGACCGTTGCTCGTCTAGGTGAGCGTCGTGATCCGAACTTTGAGTTTGGTACAAACCCATGCAGTGAGATTATTCTGCGTGATCGTGAGTTCTGCAACTTGACTGAGGTTGTTGTTCGTGCAGAGGATACAACAGAATCACTAAAGCGCAAGACTCGCTTGGCTGCCATTCTCGGCACTTGGCAAGCATCTCTCACAAACTTCCCATACCTCTCAAGCGAATGGAAGAAGAATTGTGAAGAAGAAGCACTTCTTGGTGTATCCCTGACTGGCATTCTTGATAACAAGATGATGCAAAATCCAAGCAGTGATCTTTTAGGCACATTGAAGCAAGAAGCGATCAGCACCAATCAGGAATGGGCAAAGCGTCTAGGAATCAATCCTGCTGCTGCCATCACCTGTGTAAAACCATCGGGTACAGTCTCGCAACTGGTAGACGCCGCATCTGGTATTCACGCCAGACACGCCGAATATTATATCCGTACTGTTCGTGCGGACCAAAAAGATCCAATTTGTAAACTTATGGTGGATCTTGGCTTCCCACATGAGCCATGCGTTATGAAGCCAGAACACACAATGGTATTCTCTTTCCCAATGAAAGCAGAAGGTTCTATCACCCGAAATGATATGACCGCCATTGAGCAACTAGAACTTTGGTTGGTGTATCAACGCAACTGGTGTGAGCACAAGCCATCAGTTACCATTACCGTGAAGGAACATGAATGGGTGGAAGTTGGAGCATGGGTTTACAAGCACTTTGATGAGATTAGTGGTATTTCCTTCTTGCCACATTCTGATCACAGTTACCGTCAAGCACCATATCAAGATTGCACAAAGGAGCAATATGAAGAAATGCTTGCAAAGATGCCAAAGAGTGTTGATTGGAGTCAACTCAAGAAGTATGAGAAGGAAGACAACACTGCTGGTACACAAACCTACGCTTGCAGTGGCGATAAGTGTGAAATCGTAGACTTGACTAAATGAAGGTAGGATCGCTATTCTCAGGAGTTGGAGGCCTTGATCTCGGATTCGAGCGTCAAGGTTTCTCCATTTCTTGGGCATGCGATAAGGAAAAATCTTGCAGAGAAATTCTTGCAAAGCACTTCCCATCTGCTATACTTTATGACGATGTTAAAACAATAGATTCCACAAAAGTTTCACCAGTTGATGTTGTGATTGGTGGATTCCCATGCCAAGATCTTTCTGTTGGTGGTCAACGCAAAGGGCTTTCAGGGGAAAGATCAGGATTATTTTATGAGTTTATTCGAATCGTCAGAGACATGCCAACCAGACCAACCTTTGTGGTGGTCGAAAATGTCCCCGGAATGCTCTCAAGTAATCGAGGGGCAGATTTCGGAATTATCCTCAATGAAATGGTCAAACAGTGGAGTCCTAGATCTATCGCGTGGAGAATATTGGACAGTAGATACTTCGGTGTTCCCCAAAGACGAGAAAGAGTCTTCGTTGTCGTTGATCTTACAGGAGAACGTGCCTCAGAAATACTGGATCTCAAAACAGACATGCGCCGGGATATTAGAGCGAGGGCAACGAATGGGAAGAATTCTATATCAGCCACTGGCGGATTGTTTGAAGAAAATGTTGAATACCCAATCACCCTAAGAAAGTCTCGAAAGGCTCAAAGTGATAAAGACTTTGAGACATGGGTAGAAACGGATTACGCTAATACTTTAAATCTGTTTGATGTTGGGCAAAGATCAAGTGTTCTAGTAGCAGAGAACCCAAATGTAGTTCGGTATCTGACCCCAGTAGAATGGGAAAGATTACAAGGATTTCCGGATGGATGGACAGAAGGATTATCAGATCGCGCTAGATACTGTCAAATGGGAAATGCAGTCACAGTTAATGTGGCTGAATGGATTGCAAAACGTATAAAAGGAGTGTATCATGAGCAATTACAAGCCAGGTGAAGGATATGATAAAGGGTTTACTTGTCGCATGAATGGTGGGTCAAAACCATCGCAAGCAGTTTGGTCTTCAGATCCATATTGGTCAGAGTTTGCTACGGGTTGGAATGATGCAGACAGTAAGATTATTGGTGAAGCACGAACAAGAAATTTGAATGAAAACAAACAATTCCTATCGGAATAAGGAGACATTATGAGCAATGCAATGTTTTATGTTTGGTTACTATTGGGTAGTTTTGGTTTCATGACTGTTTTGTTTTTTATAGCGGAAAGTGAAAACAAAAAGCTCCGCAGAGAGAAAGAAGCAGGAGAGGAGAACCAACGGTTTATTGAGGTTTACAATCAAATGCAAAGAGAAGCGGAAGCATTACAAAGAAATATGGATGAGTCAATTAAAAATTGTAATGATACCATTTCTGCTCTATATCAAAGAGTTCGAAGTTTGGAAGACAAAATCGATACATATATGAAAAACAAGAAGTGAATGAAATCCCGATCTAAAAAATCGGGATTTTTATTTAATAAAGTGGCATAAATACTAGTGTTATGTCAAGGGTACTAGTAACCATCCTAGTCACCTCCCTTGCGACGATAAACGCCTGCAAAGGTGTTCCTGCCGCTTCTACACCCCCCACACAACCAAAGGAAGCAACACCCGAAGCGGTCGAGCAGCCCACTCAAGAACTGCCTTACTTTATAACCCGAGGGTTTACAGTCATCGAAGAGGGGCAACAAGATCCTTTTGGTTGTGTGGGGAAAGTATTAAAAGAGAATGGGGACATGATTGGTAGTTGTGTTCTCATATCTCCCCGAGTTGTGCTAACCGCCGCTCATTGTTTAGAAGATGGAAATGCGTATTGGTTTGAAACCAATGATTGTGAAAGAATACGCATAGTGAAAACTGTAATACACAAAGATTACATGTCAAACTATACAATTCATGATATTGGTGCTTTTGTTTTAGAAACACCCAGTACCAAAACACCTGCTGTTCTAATAGACAATTTGGGTGAACTAAACCGTTTAGAACCTTTGGTAACAGTGGGGTATAGTTTTGAAAAGAAGAAGATTAGCAATCCAAAGACATTTTTCTATTATGGAACAGTAATAGAAGATCCATCTCATATTAAATTTTTACCACTGGAAGGAAGCGTTTGGTTTGGAGATTCTGGTGGAGGACTTTTTGAAGACGGTGGAAAGTTAGCAGGAATACTTTGTTCATTTGCAATGTATAATACACACATATTTGAAAACTCAGCAACTCACATTATTTTATATAAAGAGTGGTTGCAAACTATACTGGAGGAGAATAAATAATGTTGTATGGTAATCGCTGGTATAGATTATTCCTTGACTGGGCCCGCAATTTGTGTGTTCAACGGAACCGGAACGTTCAGTTACAGCAAGTGTTCGTTCTATTACCTAACAGACACAAAAAAGTACGCTAACAGTTATTTGAGCAACATCATAGGAGAAACATTCCTAGATTGGGATTGTGATGTCGAAAGATATGAAACAATTGCCGATTGGGCTACGGAAATTCTTATGGGTTGTTCTGCTATTGCATTAGAAGGATATGCTTATGGTGCCAAAGGTAAAGTTTTCCACATTGCTGAAAATACTGGGGTATTGAAGTATAAAATCTATCAATTAGGAATACCCTTGACCATTTTGCCACCCACGGAGGTAAAGAAGTATGCCACCGGTAAGGGTAATGCAGACAAAGAAAAAATGTATGATGCATTTGTTTTGGAAAACAATATGCTATTAAAACAAATAATAACACCGGACAAGAAAGATATTACTAGTCCGGTGTCAGATATTGTTGATTCTTATTATATTTGCAAAATGCTTTATGAAAAAATCAAGGATTGTTAATTTCTTCGTCTTCGGGATTCTTTACTTTCTTGCAATCGTAATATATCGATTTTGCTTCTCTCCAGATAAACCATGAAGCAAACAAGAAAATAGGAGTATACCAGAACAACCATTCTGAAGTTTTGTCGGGACTATTAAAGAATGGTTCTTTTTGCACGGAGTGTATTATTTGACCATTTTTGTCTTCCATATAAACCATTTTTGGTTCAGTGCAGGAAACCAACAAAAATAATGCTATTCCCCAAATTACTTTATTCATGACTTGTTACCTCCTGCGGCTGAACCAAAATAGAATCCAACAACGGCAAGAAGAACTTGACGGTTTTCTTCAGCAAACAGATATCCGGGAATCTCCACAAAATACTTTCTGCTAGTTTCGGGAATCAGTCCAAAGAAACTTTCGGGTTGCTTTTGAGTATATTCCGCAAAGGTAGGAATACCAAAGAAAGGAAGAACGAATGGTGCTGCAACAACTGCAAATAAGCAAGCAAGCACGATTAGTTGACGCACACCCTTTCCTAGGTCAATTGGAACTCTTTGAACTGCTTTGTCTTGATTCTCTGTTGTTTGTCTATTTGCTTCAATTAATCTTTGAAACATTTCTTTTTGATCTTGAGCGCGTTGTGCCCAAAATCTAAAAAGAAAACCTGTAACTCCGCCACCCAATAATGAAATTAATTCAGTTGGCATTGTTTCTCCTATGCAAATTTGCAAAGTCTTGATACATTTTCACCAAACGCTTTTTATTCTTTTTATTTGGAGGAGGAGAAGCACCCCATGCTGGACCTGAAGTTTGTTCAGGAGGTGTTGCATCTGGCATTCCTTCAATATATCCACCACCGACACTCATTCCACCCATTCCACCGCTTTCCCCACCAGCATCTCCGCCACCAGTGGCAGCACCCTCTTGCTCATGCAGAGAAAGATTACCACTTAGTGCCATTGAACGAACTCTATTGTAGAGCAGTTGATCTTTTGTAATGGCGTCAATTATAGACTTTAGCAGTTTTAACAATCTTTTTCTAAATATCGGACTAGATGTTCTTAGATTTGGATTCTTTAAATCAAACAATAAACTATTTGCCTTAGAACCATTCATACCAGATAAGAGCAAAAGATAATAAAATCTATTAGGATTATTGATAGATCCTTTTAGATATGACATTATTTGTTTCATTTCTGCTTTGTTTGGTTTAATTTGAGCAGACTCTTTCACAGTAGACTTAACTTTTTCGGGTTGATACTTATCACCTTTCCAAGTTTCGCCAGTTTTGTGGCTACTAAATTGGTGTCCCCTACGATGAGCCTTTTGCTTCAATCGTATGGCACTTCTTTTTTCTTTTTTATCCATTTCGCCCCAGGTCTTTGTAGTCTTACCTGATACTCTCTTGGATGGGCGACATTTGACTCTTCCTTTTCCCTCATATGCTCCACACGGAGAACCATCCTGAGCGGTCCATTTTTCCTTGAACCACCTACGGAGATCTTCTAGAAGATATACGGGTTGTTTATTCATTTAATTTCTCTGAGTCTCGTTATTATTCTTCTATCTAAAGGAATCATTACTAAGTCTACTTCTGGGATGTTTTCTGGCATGCTGTTAAGAAATACAAGAAAAGTTTTAAGATATGTGTGAAGATCTTCTTCTATTCTAGAAAAAAGTAATCTACTTGCCGCTTCTATCCCAAATACATTTGTGAATATAATCAAATGGTTTAGTATCAATCTCTCTCGTAATATACCTGATGTTTTATATTTTCTAAACAATCTCTTCAGGTATTTAATTCTATTCATATCTTCGTGAAATTCTTCAATGTTTTTACACTGCGGATTATCGTAGTGTTTCATTGCAAACATCAAAAAGTTATCATCATTTATTTTATAAACATCCATAACCAAAAGTTCCATTATTAATCCTTACTCTTGTTTCCCCAATTGTCTGCACCTACTTTCCTGCATTTTGCCAATGCACCTGAAGCATATGCTGACGGCCAAACATCATATCTTGCTCTTACCTTATAGTAACAGGCGTCTTTCTCTTCATTCAGTTTTTTTTTACTTGTTCCTTGACCTGTTTATAGGTTGATGCTGCTTCGGAACCACCATCGTGTGATGGTTCTCCCGCACCTTCTCCAGAAACAACCTTTGCTTCAATTTTATGGAATCCCATCTCTGGTGGGTGATTCATATCCATTACAAGTTTTAACTTGTGACCAAGACGATGTTCAATGCCATCATCTTCAAGTTTCTTAGCGTTGTTATCGATTCCCTTGCGTCCACCAAATTGGGTCAAAGAGAATTCCATGTGTTCTTGTGGATAGTGTTTACCATCATACTTGAAGTCCAAACCAATCTTATTCAATTCTACACGAAGTTGAACCAATAAGCCGCGTGGATCTAATGTTCCTGCTTGTGGGACATTGGACAGGAATGCAGCGATGAACGCATTGATGCGCTCAATCATTTCTGGCTTATCCAGTTCATGCAATCCAACGCTACCGTCAGATGCTTGATTGCTGTTCAAGCCGGGAACCATCATTCCTTTACCACCTTCATTGATGGTGTGGAATAGGTCATATTGTTCGATCAATCTTCTGAGTTGTTTGAATTTCATATCAATACTTACACTTTCTGCCTGGTGGGCATGATTTCTTTGATCCTTTTGGTCCTGCCCATAGTTTACGGCAAGCCCAGTATTGTGCTCCTAATTTTGATTTCGTTTCACCGCACTTATGTCTAGCACGGAAAGACTTACGAGCAGCGGGACTATAGTTGTGTCCATATCCCTTTGCTCCAAAGTGGACTATCTTTTCTTGACCACCTTCACAAGCCTTTACCATCATCTTCTTACCAGCACTGGTAGAGCGAGTTGGTTTGTTGCAAGGCATGCTTTCTTTGCTTTCTTTTACCCACTCAACTTTGCCTGTTTTGGGGTTTCTTCTAGCATTAACTGAACCCATTTGAGGGGGTACTTCACCCAAGTTATCGGAGACATGCTTTGCATAATCTGCTTTTGCTTTAGCAAGTTTTTTGCCTGCTGGTGTATCTTTCCAAGAGGCTTCTTTTATAATTTGGCGTAATTTATGAAAATCCATTTGTTAAATCTCCGATGTATTTATCATTTACGCCATTTGTTATTGTTTCTAGAACGGTTAGTTTTTCTAGAAATAACTCTTAAATTATCCGAACTGTTGTCGTTTGCATTACCGTTTTTGTGATCCAGTTCCACAGAACTATCTCCTTTACGGGTTCGTCCCGATGCATTTGCTCGTCTGCGAGCGACAGTTCTCTTATCCTTCTTCTTTCTATTAGCCAATTGTTTCGGGGTTGGATCTTCTTTACCCCAACCATACATTCTATGATCTCTCTCTTTACGAGTAGGATCTTTAGTTGCTTCCATGAAAGAAGCAATGCGCTGTAGTGCCTCTTTTACTACCTTCTTCTTTTTAGGTTTGGTTTTTGGCTTCGCCGTAGTCTTGGCTGCTTTTTTCGCTTCTTTCTCGGCTCGTTGGGCGTCAATTCCTCTTTGAACTGCATCCATTTGTCCTTTGATTAGTTTGAAATAGCCTGCTTTATCTTTTATGGAATGTGGCATCATTTCGTGTGCCAATTCTTCATCACCAGAGCCAACAGCGGCGCGCAATTTGCCTGCTTTGACTCCGGTATAGTCTCCACCACGAACTTGCTTCAATAATTTTTCTCTTGGTATTTCACCCTCTACTCTGGGTTTACCAAGTTGGTGAAAATTAATAGTGACATCATGAACTTGTTTGTCTGGACCAACAAATCCACCGTGTCTTTCTATGTGCTTTAGTATTTGATCTTTCAATCCACCTTTTGCCAATTGATCGGAACCAACAGCAACGGTAATATCTCTGTGTCCCTTAGATATTAAATGACCTATTTGGTGAAATGGTGTAGTTGAATGCTCTCTAGGAACTACACCAAATCCCAATCTGCCTCGATGTTCTCTGGGCATGCTTCCGGCAATGTGCTTATGTGAACCGGATACTATTTCTGTTTTTTGTTCATGTGTTAGTGGAGCGTCTGGTTTTAATTCAGAAGCACCAATACCATGATAAAAGTGACTGTGACCTGTACTAGCAGCATGTGTTGCGGCAGCACGTGCCATTTCTTCATGTCCTCTTGTATAAGGACCGAATGCACCAGTAACCAAGAAAGCAGGTCCTACTGACTTAGCTTCCTTCAGGTACTTCAGGATTTGTTGCAACTTTTGCATCTTTCTTTACTTTCTTTGGTGCTGGTTTTACTGTATCTGATACTGATGGATCTTTCTTTTTATCAATAAAGTGTTTTAAGAAACCAATTGTAACAAGTTCTTTAAATCCATCTTTTGACCAAAAAATCTTACCATCTTTTTTACTATAAGAACCACCAAACATATCTTTAAACATGCTCATCATCTTTGCTTTAAGCATTACTTACCACCATTTCCAGTTTTTGGGCCACCGCAGCCGCATCCTTTTTTAGCCATTTTGATCTCCTTCTTGATCTTCTTGATCTTCTTGGTTTTCTTTGTCTTGTTGTTTTTCTTTTTTCATTTGTGCCATTTTACCGCGTTCAAAGTTCATACGAGAGAATTCGGAACGATTAACGGCCTTTAATGCTTTACCAGTTCCAGTATCAATCATAACGAATCCCTCTGGAGAAACTGGCTCTAAATGATCCATCATTTCTTTTGTATCTGCGTTTTGTTTTTGAGTTCTTGCATATGTTGCAATACCCTTAGTCTTTTTTAATCCACCGATAAGAACATGTTTTGCTGCTGCAATATTATGATGTGCAGCCAAAAGATTATCAAGGTGTTGTCCATTTTGCATAAGATGACTTAGCAATTCTGTCCTACGAGCATGAACTCTATCTCTACCCGCTTGTGTTTTTAATTTTTCTGCTTCAGCATCGTGTCTTGCTGTGATAAAATCTGTAACATGTTGTCTTGTTGGTTTTTCTATTCCACGCTTGACCATATCATTGACAAACATTTTCATTAGTGGTTTTAGTGTTCCATGACCCGAAACACCACCAATAAAATCTTTACTATCATCTAAATGTTTGTGCGCTGCTCTTAAATGATCCACAATTCGTTTGTGATCACCGGAAGAAAGTTGTTTATCACCATCTCTGCTCAATTGAGCATCTTTCATCCAAATATCGGGATGTTGTTCAATGTGACTTAAATCTGGCGAAAACTCTGTTGTCATTCCTTTTTGACCAAAGTTTCTATAACCAGTGTGAATTATAATGCCCATTTTAGAAGCCGCAATTCTTTTTGCGTCTTCTCCACCATGAGGAACTGCGTATGTCAGAGTATTTGGAGTAAATGTTAAATGCTCTTTACCATCTATATTTTCTAGTTTAATATCATCTGGAGTGTACATCATGTCACCCTGATATACTTCACCGTGGGCGAGGTTTAACTTACGCAAATTGGTAAATGCGGCTTGCAACTTTGTTACAAGACCTGGGGAATCTCCGTGATTTCTTTCTATGTCTTTTAAAGAGTAGTTTATCTTTGGAGTTTTGGCAAACACAGATTTAGTACCAACAAAGAATTTGCCGGTAACTGGGTGTACACCAAATATTATTGCCGGAGCACCATCATATTTTGTCGTAACCTTGAAGTCTGCACCATGTTTCCCACGCAAACCATTAGCCAAAGAATGAATATAATGGGCAGCAGATCTACCACCATCATGTCCTTCATCAAAAATAGCATCCTCTGCGTGATCTAAGTGAACATTAGGACCAGCGTCATCATTAGATTGACGAGCCTCACTAATGGTTCTCAGATCTCCACTAGGATGCTTTTGATTCCAGTTTAATTGAAATTGTGAAAAATCAAACAAGTACATATGCTAAAGCACCATTAAGTGTAAGTGAAGTTACTTTCTTTAATGCAATTGGTAAAACTAATGTGGTATTCCCTAGAACATTTACAGAAAAAGTAACAGACTTATATGTTCTACCAGTGTAATCGCCGTATTCGGCAGTATCTCTTGTCCCGGCATTTTGTGTAATCCATACTTCGGCAGTAATGGTTACTGTTGCGTTTGAAGTATGTGTGAGCATTATTGCTCTAGAATTTAATTCAACATTTGTACTAAGTGAGCCTGTAATTGTGTAGGCTGGGGGATTTGAAAATCTCATTTTGTGTATTTCTCCTAAAGGTTACTTATTATTTATACTAATCCATCTCTCCCATAACTTGTTGTGGGAGCCATCGTATACCTTGATTAGTACGAAATCCTTATGGGGTAAACCCGGAACAGAAAGCAATTTCATATTTGCTTCTGATGGAGTTCTATTTTTCTTTTTAACATTACACGCTCGGCAGCATGACACCATGTTTTCCCATGAGTTTTTACCACCACGACTCTTTGGTAAAACGTGATCTACCGTCAAAGTTGCTTTTGTTAACTTCTTTGCACAATATTGACAAATACCATTATCCCGATTCAACAAATTCTTTTTGTTAAGTTTGCACTTGCGGTATGGTATTCTAATATATTGAACGAGAACAATCGCAGTAGGAAGTTTATATATTCCACTGCTAGTTGTGATTTCGTGATAATCTTCGTAGTTATATGGCTTTATTGCTTTTCCAGCCATCAGAAGTTTTACTGCTTTAGTCCAATCAATCACATTAATTACTTCTTCTGAAGCATTTAATAATAATACATCTTTACTCATAATTTATTCCTCTTGGCCCAGCATCATTTCTACAGCACTTAAGAATCGTTTTGAATATTCTTTGTACAGTTTATGCATCTCCTTTTCATACTTCTTGAAAATTTTTGTTACTTCTTTTTCGTCTCTTTTTAACATCTTTTCTACTGTCTTCTTTGATACATTGGTTGGATCTTGTTCTCCACTAAGTATCTTATCCTGCACAAATTCAGCAAATTGTGCATCA